AAATAGACGTTAGTGCTAGTGACCCATACGAAGCAGCTGCACTAGCTAGAAAGATGCAACTAGATCCCAATTCTACTGCAACAGTTTTCAACGTATCAGAAGATGCTCCTTCAGTGGAGGTAGACGTTCTTTTGGAGGACAGATGGAATGAGTGAACAAGAGCTACGTCCTTGGCAGATACTGCCAGTACCTTACCCTAAAGACTTTGACCCTTCTGTAGAGCAACCTGATTACTTTTATCAGAACTTTGTGAAGAAGTTTATCCCTGACATGATAAAACTCACGTCAGCAGGTCTAAACATCGATCAGGAGGCTGTTGAAGAGCTACGTAGTACGATTGACAATGTACTGGCATCAGTCGCTGAGAGGCTTTCTGAGAACGTCTTAATCAAGCGTTACCAGGCAGAAATGCACCCTGCTCTAGTAGCAGCACATAAAGCTAAGGTGTTGGCTTCCGTAAGGGACTATGACTACTACTTGAAAGAGTACCACCCAAAGAACATGACGCATAGAACGTATGTAGTTAACTACTTCCTTGCTAATTCTGGGTACAGTGACAAAGTTAAGGACAAATGGACTGTAGCTAATGTAAAGAAGCTTAACGTGTTCAAAAAATCAAGATTCTTGTGCATGATTATTGATGGATCTGTAGAGCAGTACAACAGGTTTGTATTAGAAGGAATGCTTAATCTTGCTAAAGAGCAGGCTAGACTCTGGAACCTACCTCGTGAGGCAAAGAGTAACGAACCTGTACCTGTACCTGAGTTTAACCCTGGAAGTGCTAAGCAGCTTCAAGAGTTCTTCACTATGCTGGATATTCCTGCAATAACTGTTAGCAAGAAAACTGACAATGCTAGCTGGAACAGAGACAACATTGAGTTGCTTTCTAAGACAGCAGATGACGAGGACTTGTTAGTTGTACTACAGGCCTTTATAGATCATTCATTCAGCGGAATTATACGTAGTAACTTCCTTGCTGCATTCGATAGTTTCACTATTGATGACGTGCTGTATGGCAACATGAAAATATTCGGTGCTAAGAGCTTCAGACCTACGTCTAACGGCCCTAACCTGCTAAACATGCCTAGTTCTAGGTCTATCTATGCAGAGCCACTGAAGAAGTGTTTTGTGGCTCCTGAAGGCAGAGTAATTTATGCAGTTGACTTAGGAGCACTGGAAGATCGTGGTATAGCTAATTTGTCTGGTGACGTAAACAAGCAGAACATATTCTTGGAAGACCTTGATGGTCACTCATTGAATGCTTGCGGTTACTTCAAAGATGAAATAGAAGAAATCATGGGACCAAACACTGACAACGTTGCTTATGTAAAAGAGTTTTACAGGTTAGTGGAAGACGAAGATAACAAGGTGTTGAAGGGTATTAGATTTAAATCTAAAGGCCCAACATTCAAACTTGCTTATGGTGGGTACCCTGACGATTACAAAGGTGGGGTAATTACCCAAGTAATATTTGATAACTACCACAACCTGCTGTACCCCGGCATAACAGAGTACCGTGAAGGTTACGTACTCCCCTTTACTCAGGAACATGGATATATCCACCTGGGATTGGGATGCCGGATGTACTCAGATGATGCTGAAAACAGTATCAGATCAATTAACAACGCAACGGTACAGTTCTGGAGTATCTTAACTCTAATAGCTGTTAACGAAATCAACTATCGAATAGAAGAAGCAGGACTACAGAATCATATTGATGTCATATCGACAATCTATGACAGTATCTACTTCACTGTTGATAGTGACCCTGAGATCGTTAAATGGCTGAACGATAATATTATCCCTGTACTGTGTGTTAAATGGTTACAAGACGAAGTTGTGTGCAACGTAGCAAAGGGAGAAATTGGCAATAATTGGCATGAACTTCATAAGCTAAGTAACGATGCTCCAATTGAGGAAGTAATTAAAACACTGGCCTTAGTAAAGGACGGTAACTAGGAGGTACCAAGTGAATAGATCAGATATTATTCATAGAGCAGCTACAGTAGTTTTAGAGACTATGAGTGATGAAGAAGCCAAAACTTATGTCTATAACAGATCAGTATACGAACTGGAAAAACTGCCAGAAGAAGATTTAGTGGACACTATAAAGGTGTACTTTCCTTCAGTAGCCCAATTTATAAAGGAGGATGAAGAAGATGGCTAATCCATTGGAGTACAACCACGACACAAGTTATCTGCCAGATGACTGTGTGTTGAAAATCAGTCCAAGTAAATTCAGTAACTTTGTAACAAGAAAACACCAGTGGTACCGTGAAGTAGTCTTAAAAGAAGTTGGCTTTATGGGAAGCACAGCCAGTGTAATAGGAACTATTGTTCACTATATTGCTGAGTGTGTTGCTACCAAGTCAAACATTGATAAAGACGCAATCTATGAGTACATAGAGAGCAGCAAATCAATTGGCGAAGAGTACTGTGTTGATACTGTAATAACTAACTTTGAGCAGATGGCCTCAGTTTTGGTAAACGACTATGTTCTACCAAATATGGACAACTACCTGGAAGTGGAAACTGTTCATACAGCCGGCTTAGGGTACGGTATTTATGCAAGCGGAAAGCTAGACGTTCTGGAAGGAACTAAAGATGACTGCTGTATCGTAGATTATAAGACCTACAGCTCTAAGACGACACCTAAGATGATTCCGCAAGGTTATAAGTACCAGTTACTTGTATACGCATTCTTGCTGAAGAAGAACGGTTACAACCCTACACGAATCAAACTTGTGTACGTGAACCGTAACATTGATGGTGGTATGAGTGAGAAGACTGGTAAGCCTCTGAAATCGTATCCGCCTGAAGTAACTGTTCTTGTTGAGAGCATTACTGAAGAAGATATTGAGTTCATTGATGGTCTATTAGATCTATGTGCAGATTCAGTGTTAGCTGGTCAAGAGTTCCCAGAACTTTTACATGTGATCTGGAACGATCCCCGCCTTAAAGGAGAATAGTATGGGTGCTAAAATACTCGTAAATGGTGTAGCAGGTTCAGGTAAAACTAACCTCATCAAGACACTGACAGATGCGTTTGTAGTATCGAGAGATGGTAAGGCATTCCCTTTCAACATACCTCACATGGTTGTCCCTGAGTTCTACAGCATGGACATTATGATTAATGGTGGTGAAGTAGAAGTTGATGGTGAAGGTGTTGTCATTGAAGGTTTCTACGACAAGATGGACAAGTACAACGAAAGAATGGGGTCTTATCCCAAAACTATCGTGCTAGACTCTGCATCGAAGTTAATGCAGGACATCATAGACTTCGCTAACTTGAACTTTACCAACTTTGATATTCACTCTCATATCAACCGGGAAATTGCTGTACTGACTAAGTTTGTACAGGAAGGACTGGTAGCTAATGACATGAACGTAATTATCATTAATCACGTCATGGACAATGACAAGTTGGGCCTTATACCAATTGGCCAGGGCAAGTTCAAAGACAAGGGTAGCTGGTACTCAGAAGTAGACCATGCAATCTTAGTAGAGAACATGAAAGTCACTCATCGTGGTGTTAAGAGCCAAGCTCGTACCACTATAGCTGCTCTGCCAGACAAGCAGTACGTTGAGAACGACGTTAACCGGGCTAAAAGCAAAAAGCTTCCAGATGGTGAAGTGTATTACGATCTACAGAAGCATATAGATATGATACTCGAAACGCAGAACAGTAATGCTGAGTGGAAGTTTTAATTAACTTTGCTCAGTAGCAGCTAACAGAAGTACCCAGGGAACTTTCCCACAACCCTATAATGGAACTTAATGTTCCACAGGAAAAATATCATGGCATTTGCTAAAAAATCAGTAAACCAAGAAGACGTTAAAGCGTCAGCATCAAACTACATCAATGCTTCAGGAATTTACGACGTAAACATCCTAGCAGCGTTTGTAGACACGTCAGAAAAGGGATCTAGTGTAGTAAACTTCTTCCTAGACAGTGGCGGTCAGGAGCAAGTAATGTACGGTAACATGCGTGTTACTAACAGCAACGATGCTCAAGGTAACCCAGTAGAAAACAAGATCGGTATGAAATTGTTTAACCACCTACTAGTTATCGCTGACATTGACGAAGTAGCTGATCCTGTTGAAGGCGACTTACCAATCGGTAAAGCCGGCGTAGACAAGTCTGTAGCTATGTTGGAAGATCTTTCTGACATCCAAGTACAGATGCGTGTACAGCTTGAATACTCAAGCTACAACAACAAGATCCAGGAAAAGCGTGTTATCCGTGAGTTCTACCGTTCTGGTGACAACGCTACTGCTGCTGAAATCGTTAATGATGCTAAGCACGGTGAAGGTTTTGAAAAAGACCAGAAGTACGTGGACAACATCACTTATAAAGATGACCTTACAGCTGACGACATTGCAAAATGGGTTGCTGGTGGTCGTCAAGGTGGTGCATCAGGTGGTGGTGCAGCTAAGTCTGCAGCTAAGACACCTTCTTTCGGTGGTGGTGCAAAACGCTTCGGTAAGAAGTAGTGCTGGACAAGGTAGTAGCTGCTATCAAGACCTTTGCGGTCATGGTAGTAGCCGGAGGACTGCTCATAGCTTCTTTTTACGCTGCCTATCTGTTCATCTTTGTCGCAATCATGGGAATAGTAGGCTTTATAGCCTACTTATTCTTTAATTGGGATAGAGTTACTGAATGGTGCGAATCAGACGATTGAGTAAAGACTAAAGGGGAGAATTAACTCCCCTTTATTTTACATATCGAATAAGTTTTGAGGTATCACACTACCGATACCACTCGATTCAAGAGGAAGGTGGAACAAACCTCCAAATGACTCAGACTTATTGATAATATTAGCGTCAATAATAGTACTTACGTTACCCGTAACGTATTGCTCTATCATAAGCTCAGTGGCTAAGCTAACTGGCTTATCCTTGGCAAGTCTATAGATCGCCTTCTGGATACGTAACCAGAAAGACGGGAACATGATTATGCCAACATCACTCAACTGCTTAACTGCCAACGGTAAGTTTTCTTTGTAGTCTGGGAACGAATCTAGTACGTGTATACGTGCTGCTTCCGAATCCATACCTTCGTTCTGCATAGCATGACGGTACAAAGTTTCCTTAGCCAGAACATCAGTTAGGTCAGTAAGACTAGAACCAAGACGTACAATCTCACTGCCAGGACTAGTAGTGTACTGTGCAACGTAGCTAACTATGTCGTCTTCGGTTTTAATCTCCTTTATACGTGCAATAGCTAAATCTAGCTGTTGTTCAATCCCCTGCCCGTCCTTTGCTTTACCTGCCAAAACACCTAAGTGCTTAATGTAGTCTTCACTTTGGAATCCAATGTTATGGAGTCTCGTAATGAAGTGCGCTAGTAAGTTTTTGTTACCCTTCTTATTTATAAGAATGTACTCTAACGCTGTCTGCATATCAGCCTGTAATCCTGAAGAAGGATCAGAGCTTCGTGCAACTAAGTCAGAACCTAGTGAGTTAACAAAACCTTTATTAGCTAAGTCACCTACTGGGTTAGCCTCTATTACAGTCTGCAGTGCAGATACTTTGTCTTTCACTTGTTGGTTATTAGGCTCAGCAACCAGCTTTAACTTAAGCTGTGTGATCTGGTGTGCTGTGTTTCTGTAGTCATGGTAATCCCTGGAGATTTCCTTGTAGTTTCTAGCTATAAACTGAGGGCTTGCACCTGACACGCTCAAGTATGATAGGTTAGATACGTTATCTATAGCTATCTTTACTGGGTTCAGAACTACCATGCCAATCTTAGTAGCTGCCGTAAGGTCTTTAACTATACGTGTAGTCCACTTCAACATCTTATTGTCAAATAGTGACCTAGAGCTTCCACCGATCAGCAAGTGAGCTAAATCCTTACGTACTAAGGTAACCTCATCGCTGAACTTCGTACCTGTAGAACCTTCTACGTTAGAAGCTCTGCCACCTATTTGCTTGTACTTAGCCCTTACTGAAGGATCTAAGCTGCTGTAAGTTTGTTCAGCACTCAACTTAACAAACCAAGGCGAATCAGCATTCTCTGCTTTGATAAGGTTCTTAAGATTGCCTAGCTTTGCTGCTGTATCTGCTACAAACCTGTTTTCAGACATGATAATAGCATCACGTATTGATTGTGAGTCTTTTACAGCGATACTGTGTGCAGTGCCTCTAACTAGTGACTCTACAAAGTCAGTCTCAATACCCAGAGTGGTTTTCTCTGCTGGTGTTAAGGCGATCTTATAGCTGTCACCTTCAGCTTTTACAGCGTTGCTGTAGTTCTTATGCTCATTTCTATAAACGTCAACGTCAGTAGAGCTTAGCTTAGTATCAGTGTAAGCGCCTTGTACGCTGGTAGAATCGATAATCTGCTTTGATACAATACCTAGTTCAGTTTTGGTAGGCTCTCTAAGAACTGTCCAACCTGACTCTTCACCGTTCATGTACGAAGCAACTTCCCTTAAGGTAACTGCTTTAAGAACTGATGTTTCTTTCCAGTAGTCAGGAACCAGGCTGTCTCTTAGGCCTGATGTACCTTTCACACCAAGTAAGCTAACTTTGTTGGCTACTACGTTGTCCTTAATTAAACTAATTAGGTCAGTGTTAGCTAACAGTTCCTCGAACTCTTTGGTACCGATTCTCTGGATAGACTTAAGAGCTAGTAGCTTGTGCACACTAACGTTAACTTCATCCTTACTAGCTAGTGGATACTTAGATGACAGGTTGTATAGGTACCCACCTTCTTTGCCATCTACGTTACGGTCTATAATGCTATCCACATCACTGATAGCAGTTCTGCTAGCTAGCTTGATTTCTGCTTCTAGTATTATTACTTCAGCATCAATCTCACTGGCTGTTGTTAGGTCACTTGCGTTAGTGAAGTACTCATGCAAAGGCATTTGAGTAACAAACCTACCAACAGTCTCTTTAGACTTTGCACTCATACCTTTAAGTGCTTTGTGCAACTCACTACGCTGGAATGCAATAGTAGTCATCTGTTCGGATGCTACTGCAGCAGACTGAGCTAATAGGTTAGCTTTTGAGGTCTTATTAGTGCCTTCACCTGTAATGGTGTGCATTAACTGTTGAAGACCTTCAGAGCCATCGTAGATGCCTTGCATCTTCTTCATAGCGTCATCGTATACAGGGAACCTGTTACGCATGTTCTTATTTAAAGATCCAACAAGACGTTTACCATTACGTTCCAACTTGCTGTTCAACATACTTGATACAGCAGAGTTCAGGTAACGTATGGTTGCTTTGTTCTCTAGGTCAACAGCAGCACTGGCACTTCCAGCTCCAAGATTGGTGAAACCTTTCTGAAGAAGGATAGCTTCTGCTCGATGCTCTTCTTTAAATGATCTTCCGTTCTCAATAGTAGTAACCAAAGCATCCTGGATTCGGTTAGCATTAATGTCTCTTGAGAAATCTTCTGATGTGAAGTCTAATATGTAATCTGTTACAAACTTAATGAAGTTTGCAATAGTCTCTTTCAAAGTCTTAGACGGTACTTTACCGGCAATAGCTTTGTAGATTCCTGCAGCAATATCAGGTTCAGCAGCCATTACAGCTATGAACTCTGCTAATTTTACTTCAGGGTTATGTTTAGTGTCAGTAATGTCAACCATACGGTCATAGACACCTTCACCTAAAGATTCAGCTGAAAAGTCTTCCAAAGTACCATTCTCTAAGAACACAGTTATTTCTTTAACTGCTCTCTGCAAATAGTTTAAAACTTTCTTTTCTTGTGCTCCTTGCTTGCCTGACAGTACTTTAGCAATGTAGCCGGCGGTATTGTGGTGAATAATTTCGTGCTCGATAAGCTCTTTTTGTACTTTGCTGTCAGCATCTATCTCAACACCTGCACCAACCCCGTCATCTGTAAGAGACAAAACTACCTGGTCGTTCTCAGTGTCAAACTTGTTTCTGTCACCTAAGATAGCAGGCTTATCTGACATCTCTAAAAACCGGGCTATGATTGGTGATTGTGGTGCTAAGTTACGAAGCAAACTAGTCAAGTCTGTGCCAGGCTTTGAGGTTGATTTGATAGGTTCTTTGGTCACATTTTCAGGAGTAGCTTCTTTGGTAACCTGACCTTTAGCAAATTCTTTGTAAGCTAAACCATCACCTATAAGTGTGTCAGTAACTTCACTGAATGTT